TGTCAGTCTTTTGTTCAGCAGCAATTTTCACGATTTGGTAAGACATCTCTTTACCACGACCAGCATTCTTAACGCTGTCATCCGTACCTGAGATAACACAAGCGTTCTTGAAGATCTGGGTGTAGTTTCCAAGACGAGCTGTGGCTGTAATTGAATCACCCGAAGTATCATTACCTTCGATATGGGCGTTAGTTGCTACCGCTGCACGGTTAGCATCAGTTTGCCATTCGTGTAGTGTATTGGTTGCCGATACTTTAGCAATAGAGCTAAGTAAAGGAGTTTCTTCTGGAGATACGTTATAAATTACGTTAGACAAGTCTTCACGAATGCCGACTGAATCGTATGTATCAAATGTATTTGCTGGTTGTGCCATGATAATTTCTTCCTAAATAATTTAAATTTAACTACTAAACAATAATGCGGCTGCGTCTTCTACGCTGCCCGATCTTTTCAATTGTGACATTTGCTTGCCGCGCTTTTTGCTATCAGAGTCAGGTAGCTTCTTAGATCCAGCTTTCATTAATGGTCTGGCTTTCTTCAGTTTTGATTCAACTGTAGATGTGCCTGCCACCATCTGATCGTACAACATGGCCTTGTGTAGAACCTTCATCGCTCGGTGGTCGATTATGGATGACATTTCTTCCGAACTGTACCCTTCGCTTATACCTTGCTTTAACAGCTTATCCTTCATTTTAGGTGCTTTAACCGCATCACCAAAGTCTGGAATCGCCCTTTTAAGTTCTGACATTTGCTCTTGCAAGTGGGCTTCATCTGCCTGTCCTTGCGCCTGCTGCATTGCCTGTTGCTGCTGTCCTAATTGCTGTTGCTGGTGTTGGAACCTACCCATATCTTCACGATAAGCTGCATCTGCCTCAATGTACCCTAATGGGTCATCTGTCAGTTGCTCCCTCGTGGGTGGAGTTGGCTGGGTCATTACACCTTGCTGCTGAACCTGTTGCATTAGCTGTTCAAGTTGCTGACGCTGTTGGTTTAGGCCGTTATAGGCTTCTTCCGCTTGCTTCCGCGACTCTGCTGCTTGCTTCATGCCCTTCTGAATATATTGTTGGCCTGAGTAGTCTCGCTTTAGATCATCTAGAGTTACTGATACGTCTTCCCCATCAACTTTGATGGAGTAAGTATTAGGCTCAACTTGATCGGCAATTTCTTCTTCCGACTCATATTCTTCTTCGCTTTCATCTTCATCATCTGTGTAGACTACATCGTCATCATCAGATCCTTCAACTTCAGCTTCTTGTTCAACTTCGGTTTCTTCAACCTCCGCCACTTCGGTTTCGGTAGTTTCTACTTCGGCTGTCTCTGACTCTACTGGAGCCATTAACGCTTCAACTGCGCTCTCAACGCTTTGGTTAGTCGTTTCCACGGTGCTATCCTATTTGCTGCGTTTGTCTTTCATAACCTCATTCGTTATTGCACTCTTGAGGATATGCTCAAACTGGTTTAATGCCTGCGTCATTGCATAAGCATCTTCTCTGGCTTCCGTATCGGATTTACCAGATTTAAGGAACTTTTTTACTTGTTCCTGTCGGATTATATCAAATACTGTCGTAAAAGTATCATCTTTGAGTAAATACTCGGCTTGTGACTTACTTATCACTGGATGCTACCCATACGCGGCATGGCTTGCATGGCCCGTACACGCTCAACATCAACCGCACTACCATACTGTCCTAGTATTTTAGCAGCCTCAATTAGAAGCTCTTGGTTCATCTTGTCACGGTTAAGGTCATCGCCCTGCTGTAATTCGCGGTATTTAAGCTGCAACTCAGCCAATTCTTTACCTTGAGCAGATTGCATTTCAGCAGCCTTAACCTGCATTTCAGCCTGCATCTTGACTTGGTCACCTTGCATCTTGCCTTGCATACGCATCTGATCGCTTTGCATTCTAGCCTGAGCCTTGATCTGTTCTGCTTGGATCAGTGCTTGTGCCATTGGGTCGCCCTGCTCACCCTGCTGTGCTGATTGCTCTGCCATCTGTGCCATTAACTGCTGCTCAGTCTCTGGTGTCATGGGTGCATAATAGCGGTCTGCATTTTTGAACCCACTTAGGGCCAAAGTATCTGCTAGAGTATTACGCATCTGTGTCATGCTAACTAGGCCGTTAGTAGGGCCATAGGTCTGCCAGATCTGCTGCTGTGTAGCAAAAGTTTGCATTAATGCTGCTGCCTTAACGTCTTCTTGGCCTGTTCCCAAACCTACGTTAATCTCCATATCCATCTCAATATCCCAAACACTTGGGTCTACTGGTACAAATTGCCCGTTCAGGCGCATCATTTGCTCGTCAGGAGAGTTTTTAACTGCAACGTGTAGCATTAGCTGGAATAACCGCTTAGTACCTTCAGCGAGGTTTCTAGCCATTACTTCAACCTGTCCTGCTCCAGCTTGTGCAGTCAATGCTGCGGCTGTAGCTGAGGTGTTTTGAAGCATATCTGGGTTTAGGCCCATGCTCATTTTAGTAATACCTGTCTTTTCTTCAACAAGCATATCTAGATACTGGAGCGCAGGTAGCGTTGAACCAGCTACGAAGGGAACCGTAAGTGGGTTAACAGAACCAATCTGCTCAGATCGGATAATTGCTCCAATCTCGTTATTTAAAACATCGTCCATCTCAACCATGTCTTCGTTAACTTCAAGGCGTGGTGTGTTTACGAGTGCTACGTTATCTAGTATTCCGCGTAGTACGCTAGTCGTAGTGTCTTGGTCATTCATTACCAATTCAGCTAGTGAGCGACCATAGAATGCGTGTGGCTCTGGATCTACATGGAAGTCCGCAAAGGGAACCTTATCCCAAGGCTCCATATCTAATACTTCGTATTCAGTGCCACCACATAAGAACTTGTGCAGTGTAGGGACACCATCACCTTCTACGTCAATACGCATATAGGCTTCTGTGACAACAATGGTACGCATAGAAGGATCGTTAGCTAAACCTTCTGTAGAGTCGATAGCATCACCAAAGCGTAATAGCTTTTCTTCATCACCAACTAAAGAGTCATCATCTACGCCAGATAAGCCGTCAATAACGTCCCTATCATAGCCCATTGCCACTAGGTCGCCTGCACGTTTCTCTGTGCGGTGACAGACAATGTAAGCGTCATCAATAGACTTAGCTGAACCATCAATGAAGAATTCTTCTGGAGGTATGCCCTCAATGACCATTTCACCTTCTTCGTACTTGTGAGAAATGACCATGCTATGGACGTTACGCTCTAACTCAAAGCCGTTTTCGTCCAATTCAATTTCAATTTCTTGACTGTGTTCTACAACCTCAACACCGTCTTTATTAGCCAATATCTGTACTTCTTCGTCAGATAGGTTTTCGTAAGTGTACGACTTAGCAATAGTTTCTTCGTTCCACCAGACCTTAGCTACGCCTACTTTCTTAACTAAAGCGTCATGTATTGCGTTACTTAGGATCTTGTAGCCGTTAGCTTTGTTGAATACCCAGTGCGTGTAGGCTGTCGCTTGTTCTGCGTTAGCTACGTCTTCTGGGCCTTTAGGTGTGAATTCTACGAACTTGTCATTAGACATGAACACACGCATCAGACTAGGTTTAGCCCCACGAACTACGTCACGAACCTTAGTAGAAACGACTTTAGATCGCCCATCTTCATGCTCTAGATCTACAGCACCGTCAAAGTACCGTTGAGCGCGTTCACGTTGACTAGAAATGTCACTATCAACGTAATCAATAGCAGCTTGTATAGCGTCTGTGATTGCGCCTTGAATCTCGTCTTTTGACATTTTATCTGACATTACTGAATAGCTCCTGTGTATCTAGCACCTTGTTCTATGCCCTGTATTATAGGTGATTCTTGGCCTTGTGTCGCCATCGCACCTAAAGCGCCTGCAGTACCAACTACTGGTGGTGGTGTCATGGAACCTCTCAATGTAGGTACTAACTTCATATTAGCAAACATTTCCTGCAGTGCGCTCATGCCTTTTACTTCAGCCGCCATGCGTGTTGGGTTCTTAGCGCCAAAGGATCTGGCTAGCATCTGGAACATACCCATAGCCGCTATTGCAGAGTTTGAGGTGTTTTTCTCAGTGCCTGCGATTAAGGCTGATGTGCTTGCCAAACTATCAATCATTCCCATTTCTTCTTTAGTAAATAGTAGCTTTGTAAGCGTGTTGTTCTTTTCCTTCATATTGCGCCATGCTTTATTGAAGTTTAAGCTAGCTTGCTTACCTACCTTACCAGACGACTTTAATGTATCTGCTAGAAGTATAAATGCTTCCTGCCTAATTTTATTCCACTCAGAAACAGGTAGAAGATTTCTCATTGTGACTAGGTCACGCATAAGGTTTTTCTTTGAAGTAGACTGAGCAATGCCCACACCTAGGATAGCGTTAGCAGCTTCTGTAGGGGCCACTTTTAAAGATAGCACACCATCGCGCATTTCTTCTTCAGTAATAGTCTTTAATATACCCTTATTGTCCCATAGGTTCTTGAAGTCTTTGAACTTTGATATAGCATCCAAACCCTTAGCCACACTTGCTGGATTACCATATAGAAGGTTTCGATCCATCTGGGCCACTAATACATCATCTAGGCCACGCTTCAACGCACCTGCAGCACCAGCTTCAACGCCACCAGCCATCTGTTGTGTAACGATAGCTTTTCTAAGGTCAAACAGGCTCTGTACTGAAGCACCATTGCTCAACTGCTCCATAGCCTCGTTCATTAATCTAAACGTAGCTGGAGCGCCGCCAACGCCGTCCCTGTAATCTCTTAATGATCCAAGCAACACTTGGTTAAACTCATTAGCATTAGCTGGGTCAGTAAATGCCGTAGCCGCTTCAGCGCTCTGGTATGCGTCTTTATAACCTTGTTCTGTTACTTTCCTTTGTGCAGCTAAATTCTCTTGAACATCATAAGCGCCCGTACCCCTTTCTATAGGTAGTTGGGTTCCAGCCATGCCGCCTTGAATAGCCTGAACATTCTGATCTATAGCAACTTGCTGATCTTCAAGCCTAGCATTCATTTTGCTTTCTGCTCTAGTGCCGTATGTTCCACCTGCAGCAGCGTTTTCAAATAATTGCTGACTCTTAACGCCAGTAACCTGACCAGACGTTAAATTAATTGGGTGCGGTAATGATGCGGCTGTAGCAGTTCTTACAGACTCTAGTGGATCTAACCCAGCACGAACAAGTTCTTCAGCGTCTGCCCTAAGCTGAGACATAACCTCTTCAGGGTTAAACCCTAAGTCTACTAACGCTTCGTCAATCTCACCTCGTTTTGAGTTGAAAAATTGTGGGTTCTTTAGGAATTCAGGAACTAGCTTTTTAACAACACTAGCTACATCAAATACACCCTTACCTAATATGCCACCAATAGCGCCACTTGGTATCTCTGCTAGGTTGAATGGTTGATCTGCTGCGTTTGAGCTAATACCTTCAAGAAGACTTGCCTCAGCCATGCCTGTAACAGCAGCGCCCTTATAGCCCACTGTTGGCAATCCAATTGCGGCAGTAGCCTTTGTTACAGGTAATGACAAAACGCCACCAGTAGCGATCTGCCCTACTGTTGGGGCATCAAAGCCTTTAGGGTTAGGGTAGAATTTCTTGTACTCAGTAATCTCGCCAGCCGCATTTCGGATAGGCATACCTGCTACCAAGTTGCCAAAATCATCTAACTGGAATTTAGCATCAGGCTCTACTTGAGCGATACTTGCCTGTAATCGGCTATCATCAAACGATGACACGATAGCAGTGTGTAGTAGGTTACCCTTACCCATAGGTGTCTTGTCAAAACCAAAGTCGGCAATGCCAATACCTTCACCATAAGTAGGGATTGAAGGGTCTTTATCAGCACCGCTCATCCAAGCCTTAACATCGCCAAATGTGCTTCGCTCACCTGTATCAGCCTGCTTTGAGGCTGTTAAGCTAGCCTCTAGCGCAAGTAATTGGTCTAGTTCCGATTGTTCTGCCGCTGTTAAGGCCATTGTATTAGTCGCCTGCTGTTAGTTGTTGCTTCGCTTTCAATACCTTAATTCTAGCTTGTGCTGCTAATAGATCAGCATTAGCTGCGTCTATATCACCTAAGTTTGTCTTAGCAGTGCCACCAGTTAGTACACTTAGTTGGCTTCTCATTTCGTCAGTAAGCGGCTCTGACTGCATTAGCTCGTTAATCATCTTGGACGCTTCTAACCTATCCAACTGCCCCGATATAGCTTTTGCTGATATATCTGCAATCTTCAGGGATATTCTAGCGTTCTCAGCTAAAGACATTTGAACTATCCTACGGGCTTCTGGGCTAGCAGACACTGAACCAGCGGTAGCTAGTAGGTTATCAAAGTCTTTATCAGTCATCGGGCCTGTTCCCTTACCCTTCAAGGAAAGTGCTGTAGATATTAGGATGGCTTTATAAGCGTCTAGAGGCGCACTCAAGCCCTCTGGAACTAAATTCCTAAGTGCTACTGGGATTACACCAGCATCCATAGCATTGCCAAGTTCGTTGAGCAGGCTTGTATTCGTAATCGTTTTTCTAGACTGTTTTGCTGTCTCGATATTATTCTTGAACATACTAACGTGAGCCTTAGCTGACTCAGTCTGCCAAGTTGTATCGCCTTTAGCTGCAGGTTGAGGTACGCCAGCTTTCTTTAAGTTGGTCTGCCATTGTTCAAACGTACCAGTGTAACCGTCTTTATCTTTAGCGTACTCATAGCCTTGAATTCCTGCTGTCTTAGCCGTTCCCTTATGAATATCTAGCGCTTGAGCTGCAGTTAATCCGCCTGTTTCCATCGCTGCTGCAAGATCTTCCCTACCATTAGTTCTAAGGTACGCTGCTGTAGCATTACGCTTTGTGGTAGCTAATGTCGTAGCGACTTTTGCCTTACGGTCATCGCGCAAAGCCTTTTGCTGATCTGCAATACCAGCCATAATGCTGTTTGTGTTTGGGTTACCACTCATGCCTGCAAAGCCAGAAGCCAGCCCTAGAGCCAGCCCCTTTTTTTGGTCAGAATCCATGCTTGAAAACTTCTGCCCAATACTGTCAAATAATCCCATAATAATTCCCTACTGAATACCAGCGTAAGTTTTACCAGCTAATGCCAAATAATCAAATAAGCCTGCGTCATAAGTCTCAGTTGAACTGCCCTGTGCTGGTGCAGCGCCTAATGACTGTAGCAAATACTGCAAGCTCTTTTCAGGTGCGCCAGTAAAGCCTTGGTATTGACCTTTAGCTGCGTTGATGAGCTGCTGTTGTAGAGCCTGCTGTGCTGCTCCCTGCTGATCCATACGACCTTGAATCTGCTGCCCCATGCCGAAGCCTAGGTTAGACAAGTTGCCCATCTGACTTGCTGCACCTAAACGCTGCTGCGATCCTGATAGACCTGCGTTCTGGTTGGCTAGAGTCATCTGGTTCATTGCAGATTGATTAAGCTGGCCTGCCTGATTGTAAGCGTTAGCTCCAAACTGACTTGCCTGATTACGGTTATTAATATCCTGCTGGGCCATGCCTTGGGCATTCTGGTAACCAGCTTGACGTAACCCTGAAGCTGTACGCGCAGACTGATCTGCGAATGCTCGGTTAGTTTCTGCTTCTGCAACACCGTGGCGTGAACCACCGAATGCGTTAGCTGCTCCAGCTTGTGCTGCGCCTACGTTCTGAGACATTAAGCGCTGACGCTCTATGTCATCCATAGACTGCTGAACAACCTGATTTTCGTATGGGTTAGTGTAGGCAGATAAATCCTGACCTGCTAAGGTGTCTGCAGTGTAACCCTGCTGCCCAACTAATGCTGCGTTAGCTTCCATTGGACGGTAATTAAGTTCAGCACCTGTAGCACCCATTGAGTCTTGTAAGCCTTGCGCTGACGCTGTGTTTACATTAAATCCTTGTGGCTGTTGCGCAGGCATAGGCATAGGCATAGGCATAGGCTGTGGAACCATTCCGCTTTCAGGCTGGGCATTACGATCAACTCCATCAAAGTAGTCACCGTTAGTGCCGTACTTCTCAGCCATAGCGTTAAGGTGATTCATATTACTAGATGAACCTGTCTGCTCTTGGCCTGTAAATGGGTTAGTGTAGCGTGCCATATCCATAGTAGAAGCGCCTGTACGCTCTTCACTAGCAGGATAATAACGCCTTTGTGGAACTGCTGGGCCGCCTAGTTTACCGCCTATTGCTCTTGGTACTTGTGCGTTTCCGCCTGCTGGTGCTGCCATGATGTTATTCCTTACTTAAAGTTAGTAGCTTATCTGCCGCCGCCGCCAGAGATTCCGCCATATCCTGACGCAGCCGCTTGTCCACCACCACTATAGGTGCTGCCTCTTTGATTTAGTCCAGCGCCCGTACTGCTAACGCCAATAGCTCTACTGCCACCACCGCCCTGATTTAATACTGCCATTCTCTGCGCACTCTCACGCTGACGACGTTCAAAGTCATTTTTGCGCTGCTGATACTGCTCTTCTTCCACAGCTTCAATAGTTAGCCTTTGCTCAAGCTCTTCCTGACTATTGGCTTGAAGTTGAGCTAAATCTTGATTCAGCCCACCACCCAATAATCCGCCATTAATGGTTGTGCGACTATTTTGATTTATGCCATTCGCTTGGCTTGGGTCGTATGTGCGGAACCTACCATCTGGGTTAGTTGGTGCGCGACTATAGAAGCTATTTTCATTATCTGACATGGTTGGGAAATATTCAGCATCCTCAGATGTGTAACCGTCACCAAAAATCTTCTCACCAGTAAGTGCGTTATACCCCATACCTATAAGACCATTATTAGCAAAACTCTTGCCGAAGTCCCTAAGACCGTCCATGAATGTGTCGCCCTCTGCAGGCAGTCCATGAGCAAGTACATACGCTTCGTATTCATCGCCACTCATGTGGTTAGTCTGCTTTCCAGTTTTCTCCCCACCCTGCCAGTATCCTGTACCACCGTCAGTTGCTGGAATGTAGTCTGGCTTTCTTTCTCCACTTGTAGGTGCAGTATA